CGCACCGAAGGGGTCAGGCGCTCGACCAGGACGAACAGAACCCAGGACCGAAAACAAATCGAACCAACGCGAATGTGACGGAATACCAAGGGGTTGTGTGGTGAAATCCGCTGGAAGACCGACAAAGTTGCCCGGAAAGGGTCACCAGCGCTGGGCTGGACAGTGTCTGAGAAGGGTCCAGGGGGATCCGCGCTGAAGGCCTGGACATTTTGGACATCCCAGGTGCTGGCATTTTCCGTCAAACCACCCGCAGGCGCGGCAGGACGCCTCACGTTCCGCAGCTCCGGAGCCAGCAAATCCACCCGCGGCAGGCAGCCTGCGGCTCGATTGCGACAGAGCCGCAGACCCAACGCGGCGGCGATGCACCGGTGCGGCCTGGCCAGGCTTGAGGACACGGCCTCGGATGCGGAATGTTAACGTCACACGGAATTTTCCCCGTCCGCGGTCTCGAGTGGTATGTCAATATACATTGACCGGCCCGCGAGCGGGGTCAGATAGCCGCTCTTTTCGCTGCCCATACTGCATTGGGCTGAAGGGGCGAACCAACCCACCAAGAACCAGGATGGCGGCGGTACCTCCCCCCAATCATAGATCCGATCCTGATCTCCAATGAGGAAGACACACTCGGTTGTGTCCCAATCGAACACCCCATCGCTCAGACACCCAAAGTCAATGAGGGGCGAACGGCATCGGTCTGTCGATGGTAGGCCTGACCCAATCACCTGGTGCAGCCCGAACGTGTGCTGGCAAAACATCGTGCCGAGACGATTCTCGAGCATATCACGCCAACTCTCTGGCACGGCGTTAATGGCGTCCGGATCAATCAGCGTGAAGCGAAACCGGAGGGTCTGGCGGGTGCTGTCGAGATCATAGTTTGTGCCGGTGCAACCAGCCATGCCGATGCCGGCTTTGGTGTACCAGTTGACCCAACTCGTCCACTCGACCCAATCTGCATCGGATGAGCCGGGATCGTGAGTCGTGGCCGGCGCGGGGGTGCCGTACCAGACGACCTGGCCGATCCCGCTCGCGCAGCTCGCGGCCGGAAGCCATGTGCCGTCGCAACTCCCGAATGCCTCGTCAGGGTCAAGTTCCAGACGCCCCGTATAGTACTCGTTTCGCTTTTCGAGCTTGTACGGCAGCATGACGCGAAATTTGGTCAACTGATCAATCGCCGCGGCGAACTGGTTGAACACTTCTGCAGTCGGATAGACGTTCGGGAGTGGGCCGAAGCCCTGAGGCGCGTCCGGGCGTGTCTCTGCAGCCTGGAGCATGGAGGTCTCGGCCGTCCCAAGGGTGCCGAACCAGCGGCCGCCAAACGCCGCATAGCAAAGGGTCTCGATGCTGAAATCGTAGAGGTCGTGACCTCCATCAGTGCAGTTGCCACTTTCGTCGGGTGTGCAGCCGGCCAGCCTCTTGGTCGATTCCTCATCGACGCACCCCTCGCAGATCGCCCGCAGAGTGATCTCCAGCTCCGGCCAAAAATCGTGCCACATCGGGGTCGTGCCGGCTGGATCCGGTTTGGGCACAAGGCGTGTCATGAAGATGGTCGGATAGATGGCCGCAAATACGGAATTGATGGCTGTATGGACTTCGGAATGGAGGCTCTGGTCGCCTACGGTGGGGGCGGGGTTGTAACCATCGCGAATATGGAGCAGGTAGAGGCGCAGGCCGTTCTCAGTCGAGCGGAACGGCTCGGCGGCGATGGTCGCAGCGTCCCATGTGTCCATATCACGGCTGACGGACTGCGGCGCGCCTCCTGTTTGGCCACAGGTATTATGGAGCCGTGTCTTGAGCGTGATCGCGACCAGGTCTTCTCCGTGCTCCCTGAACGTCGTGGCGGATTCGACCTCGCTGTCTGGCTCATAGATTCGGCACGACCAGAAAAACCATTTGTTTGGATCGAGGGTCACCTCCGGGTGCTGGTTGAGCCAGTTGTTTGATCCGTACGGGAAATCGAGCTTCGCGTAATTCCATCCACTCGGCGCCTCGCTGATGATGTTGCCCCAGGTCGACCATCGCGCGCCGTAGGAGATGTGCCACAGCAGGGCGTCGTTACTGAGCCCTTCGCTCCCATGGACGATTTCAGGCGCGAACCACATGCACCGGTTCCAGAGGCTGTACTGGTCGGCGAAGATTGACGGGGCAAAAGGGTTTGCCTGACCGGCGCCAGAATCACCCTCCGGATCGTAATCATGGGGGCTGTAGGCGATGAGGTTGACCCCGAGCATCCATGCATTGGACCATCCTTTGGGCGGGGCGTCAGGCGCGATCGCATCGGCAATGCCATCCCACGGATCATGATCGCACTCGGGGTGTTTCCGCTTGAAGATGAGGACTGATTTGCCGCCTGTGACCTCGTATCCGACGAACTGCAGCCTGCTCAGGATACGCACGCTGCGGGACATGCGCACCGCGGCATCGACGATCGGGTTTGCGCTCAGTTCCGGACCCGCTTCCTCGATCGGCGCGCCCACGATGCAGGCGCCGTCGAAATACGAGTCACTGATCGGGCGGCCATCCATGTCACCCCCCATTCCAGAGCCTGAGCACGAGCATCAGGTCGGGCAATTGCGGCTTGTAGTCCATCAACTCGATGGCGAGCAACCGGAGCGCGCCGGCGCGGACGGGTGTGGCGGCGCGAACGGTGATGGAGGACCGAGCAGGCTCGAGGACGTGCATGGCCTGGCCAGGGTCCACCGGGAGGCAGAACCTCGAAGTGGTTTCTCCATCGGCCAGGATCTCCAGGGTTGCATCCTCGATTAGGCCGGTGGATTCGGCGTACACACCGGCTATCACGCAACCGTCTTCGGCTGTCCATGGCGCGAATAGATGCCCGAGGTTGACCCCTCCCGAGAATTGCTCCGGGGGCGTCACGACGACATCCGAGCCGGTCTCGACCCCTCGAGCCGGGGCCAGCAGATACTGGTTGCGCATGAACCGCTGTACATCAAAGGCCGCCTGGTTGCCCGGCGCTGGCGGATCGCGCTGGGCCTCTGCGGCCTCGCCCTGGGCGTCGCCCCGGAACATGGCCGCGAAGCGATCGAACACCCGTTCGAGTTGGGCGCCCGTGGTCCGCGACAACGTTGGAGGGCCGGTATATGGACCTTCCAACCACTCGTTTGTGGGGAGATAATCGACTGTGCCAGAGTTGAGCACGACGTAGTATGCCCAGGGCAGATGCATGATGCCGGCCACGTGGTTGTCGTATTTGTCCTCTGGCACGATGGCCGGCCCCGGCTGGCACGTGCCTGGATAAGTCAGGACACCCCCGGTGAATGTGCCGGCGGATCCACTGTAAGTGACGGTCTCGCTCAGCGCGGTGAACTTGATCTCATAGTTTATGGGGCCGCCGGCGTAATCGGTCGAATCCGGATCGTCGCACGGCGTGACGAGCGACATCGATTCGGGAGTCGGCTGCCAACCGCCGTATCCGGCCAAATACGGTGACACCAGCGAGTAGCACAGCCCTGCATAGGAACGCGCCGCCAGCAGGGCCGGCGCAGAGATCGCGCCGGTGACCGGATCCCATCCGCCGCGCTGCTCGTATCCGATTTGCAATTTCTGGATCGGGAGCATGTCGGCGGATGCAAGCGTGATGCTCAGACGCTCAGCCTCAGACTCGAGAATCTCCGGCGAGATCCCGTGCACAAACGCGCCTATTGGAGATGACTGGTTGACTCCGTCGGTCCAGCCGACCGGGGCCGTCGGCCAGGGGTCCTTCCGCATCTGCCACCGGTAGAAGAAATCGGCATTACCGCGGTCCTGGATGAGGTCCCGGAACAGGCTCAGGTAGTACCATGCCCGACGCCAGCCCGGATCGCCGAGTCCACTGCGCAGCCGGGCGTTGACCGCATCGGCCAGGTCAATCAGCCCCTGCGCTGTGACCGGGTCACCTGATTCGACTCGAGGCGCGCGCGGGAAGGTGATCATTGCGACTGATCGTTCGGTGTCACCCGGTCAAAGAACAGTTTGATTTTACCCCAGGCCTTTGGGCTGATGTCTTCGGATAGTCCTAGCCCGATCATGGAGGATCGAAGTTTGCCCAGCTCGATCCACATGGCGTTGTTCGCGTCGCGCCAATACATAGCGGCTGCCACCCACTCCTCGCGCGTTCCGCTCCGGATCCCCTCAGCAGCATCGTCGGTGATCTGGAGGATGCGATCCACCTTGACCACTTTGCGATTCCTGTGACAGCGCGGCATGGGGGGTTTCCGCCCGCGGGTTCAGCCGCTCGATCCGCTGGGAGGGAGCGGAGCGTCAGCCAGCATCCACCGCGGGCGGTAAATCAGAGTGCAGGATCTCCAGCCTCGCAGGCGATGACCTCGACGTCGCAAGCCGCGGTGTTTGCCTTCAGGTAGATCCCACCGTAGTCGTCCGCATCCAGCTTGGGCAGTCGCGCCGGCCCCCACGATTCACCGGGCCGCATTCGCCCGATGTGCCAATACAGGGTCGATGGATCATCGTCGTAGAGTACGTACACATCGACGTAATTGGTCAGATCGAGGTTTCGGAGTTGGAGGATGTACTCATCGCCTGTGGCGTTGGCGTTGCGCACCGGGCCGAGGGCGACCGCCTCCTCGCTTGTGCCCACCGATTGGACGTGCTGGACGATGTACTTCGCGGGGCCGCTGGCGAAGCCGGTCGAAGCCGCCATGTTCGTCATCTTGCTGGCGGTGGCCGGCGCAGCTCGCATATCGTCTTTCGAGACTGTGAGGCCGGAAGCGATCGTGATCTCGTTTGCCATGGAGTTGTGGTGTTGGGTTGAGCGATTGGGTTGTTACGCTTCGCAGGCCACGACCTCAATATCGCTCGTGACCTCGGTCAAGGCGCTCGAGTTGCGGGCGTAGACGGTGGCGCCACCGGGGATGCAGATCGGGCCGGCAGCTTTGCCTGGCGGGATAACCGCGAATTGCTTCGTGAATGTCGTGTGGGTGCTATCGAGGGCGAGCAGCACGTCGTATGTGGCATCCATGTTCCGCACAAACAGCCAATAGTCGTTCGCCGTGTTGACATCGCCCACGTCCACGGCCTCGGCTGCCGCCGTGGGCGTGTCCCCGTCGATCTCCTGCATGCTGTGGTACATGTTGGAGCCAGCCATATCGGCGTTGAATGAGTAGAGAGAGTTCGCGACGGTGCCGCCGCTCTTCGATGCGCTCAACCGCTGTGACAGAGTGATTTCGTTTGCCATGGGAGTCTGGGGATGTTTTGTGCTGGATCAGAGATAACGCGGGATGGTGTCTGCGGGTGTCGCTGCTCGCGGTGTTGTGCGCCGGGTGACGCCGCGGCTGGTCCGGTTCGTGAGCACGCCGGGCGCGGATGACGGTTTGAGCATAGTCAGTGATGCTTCGAGCTTCTTGACTCTGGATCTGATCTTGTTCGGGAGCATAATCAGGATGCGACCTCGTAGAGGAAACCGTCGTACGTATCCGCGTGCCACCACTCCTGCGTGATCGTGAACTTGTCCGCCGCGGTCTGCTCCGCCGTGGGGGTTCGCTTGAGCCACCAGCCATCAGGCAAGTCGAACATGATCGTCGGCGGGATCCGTTCGACCGATCTCAGATGGTTCGTCGTGAAAACCCTGCCGACATTGAACAGGCTCGGGCGAATCGAGCTGCGGCTGCTGATGATCAGCGTGTGCCGGAGCACCCATTGACTTGTGCTGAACGCTTCGGCGCCGAGGCTCATCGCCTCGATCAGGGCACGGAACACCGATGGATCCATGCCGAGGAGAGTGACCAGCGTCTCGATAATGGTGAGGTCGATCGGCAGCACGGCGTTATTGACAGTGACGGTCCGCTCGCCCTTGACGTATTCCTCGATGCAACGCCGGAGCGTTTGGATCTGGGTCGCGACACTGTCGCTGAACGGGTACATCGCGGTTCTGAGCCGCGCCCATTGCGCGTGGATTCGAGGGTGATCCCAAATCGACTGTTCGAGGTCGTTGCCGGCCAATGCCCATGTGTCCGCGAGTGGCAGATCTGGGGGCTGCGTCTCATCGGCACCCAAAGTGGCCACCAGCATCCAATATCCTCCATCGAGCGAGGGCTCGATGGTGTATCGGATCTGCTCGTTGCGAAGAGATGCCGCTGCGGACAGGACTGCGTCCTCAGGACCGCGCCATCGCCGCACGATCACATCCCCGGTCCGTGGATCGTAGCCCGGTGCATCGGGGAGTTGTGCGAGTCCGTTGAAACCTGTGAGGCTCATCTCAATCCTCCATGACCCCCTGCCAGCGGATCTGTTCGAGCTTGTCGACCACACGGCGCAGCTCGCGCAGTTGGTCGCTCAGTATCACACGCGTGGTGTGATCGCCTGCCCCGCCTCGATAAAGCCCGATTCTGGCTAAGGCGTCCGCGCGCATGGCGTTGGATGCAATGCCTGACGATGCGATCGCTTCGGCATCTTCCGCCTCCTTCGCGGCCTTTACATCAGCATCCTTTTTGGCCTTATCAGCGGCAGCCTTGGCCTCAGAATCCTTCTGCGCTGTTGCGGCGTCCTCCTGGGCGCGCCTGGCCTTGGTCTCCAGCTCGAGCTTCTTCATTCGCTCGGCCTCGGCCCGCGCGCCATAAATGTCGATGCCGTAACCCTGCGCACCGATCATCTGCTTGAGCTGCTCGCGCTGCTCACCGTCGAAAATGCGGCCTCCAGACACGAAGTCCGCGGAATAAGCCAGCCTGTTTTTGATGCCGGACCATCCGGCGCCAAGCCACGCTTTCCCGGCTTGCCAGGCGTTGGTCGGACCGCCGTAAAACTCCTTCCAAAACATCTGGTTGGCGTTGTATGAGCCCACCTGGCCCTCGGACATTCCCATACCCTTGTCCTTGAACTTCTCCATTTTCTGGAGGATGTCGTCCAGAAAAGGGCCGAGCGCTTTGAAGTTGTTGCCCATGACCCGAGCGGCATCGGCATAAGACATTGCGTTACCGCCACCGGATTTGAGGGCGTCGCTGATCTGACGGAGGATCTCGAGGTGATTCTTGCGGCGCAAATCCTCGAGGCTGATCCCGATGTTGGCGAATGCTTTCTGGAGTTCCTCGCTGCCGTTGAGGGCCTGGCCGACATTGACTTTCAGGTCCTCGATGGCGGCCATCATGATGTCCGGGTTCAACCCGACGATCCCGGTGCCATACATCATCGCCTGTGTGTCCTCAGCGCCGAGGCCGGTCCGCCGCGACAGATCCCGGATGTTGAGTGCCCGTTCCTCCGTCTGGCGATATGCGCTATGCGCGCCGGCCAAGGCCAGCCCCCCGCCGCCGATCGTGCCGCTGAGCACAGCAGCCGATCGCAAGATCCCCATTTTGGATAGTGAGCCGACCAGGTTGCGCGCTGTGCCGAACCTCGATCCGATCCAGCCGATGCCAGCCACATTGAGCAATTGGTCCATGAGATCGCCGCCAGGCTGTTGGCCCTGCAATTGCCTGAGTTCCGTCTGGGTCTGCTGCTGGCGCAAGAGAAGCGCTGTGCGCCTCAACCGGTTTTCGCCATGCCGTGCCAGCCGATCTTCGGTGAGCAACTGTCGCTCCTTGAGTTTCGCGATCCGCTCCTCGATCGAAAGCTTTTCCCAGTCCGCGCGCCGCTCCTGCCGCTTGAGATCGGCGAGCCGCTTGTTGAGGCTGTGGATCGCCTCGACGTGCCGGCGTTCCGCGGCGGCCGTGCGCTCGGCGTCATTCAGCGCGTCTTTGACCTGCTTGACAGCCGTCGCAACCTGCTTGGCATCCGCTGCGAGTACAATCTCGACTGGGTTTTGTTCTCCCATGATGATGCCTAAAAGCCTACAGTGCCGGCGTGATACTCGCCCTGGCCAAGATCATTTTTAACGTCGTGATGTGCGCCGTGCCCGTCGGTGTCTGCATCTTCGCCAGCATCTACACTCTGTGGGGACTGCTTCCTCTGACTCTGCTCATTTGGGGCCTGGCCGGCATCGCCCGAGAATCCGCCCGCGGGTGAGCCGCGCTCTTCCTCCGCGCGCTGGCGTGCGAGCAGTTCCTCGACCTCTGGCTCCATGAACGTCAGCACACCGCTCGATTCCCCCCAGGCCCCCTTGTCCCACATTGCGACCTTGAGGCTGGTGTCCATCGCGTCCCCAAAGCTCTGATGCAAATGCATCATGCGGTGCAGGATCAGGGATTGGAGCATGGGCGCGGTGCTCGATGACGCCTTATCCGATCGCCACATCACAGGTCCATGCCACGCGTCGGCCAGGTAGGCCAGGAATCGAGCGCGCTGCGTGAACCAGTCGCGCCGCGACCAAAGGCGCCCGCGCAGTGCCATACAGAGTGCGGATCGGCGAGAGCGGAGTGCGCCGGCGGTCTGGTGCCAGGGCCGCTCGCAAATCCAGACTCCGAGCACCAGGTCGCCAAGTTTGGCGCTGGGGGCCGCGGCCAGGTCGGCGTAGGGGCTGCCGATCCGATGCAGCAGGGCCGCCGTCCCGAGGCTGAGCGGGCGCAGCAGGCGCCCGCAGACAGTCCACCTGTCGGGGAACAAGGCAGCCGAATACTGGGTGTCGAGGGTGTCCATTCTCCCAGCATGGATCAGGTGACCGCGGTCGTGAGCGTCGTTACGGTCACACCGGACGGCAGATCGAGCGGACGGAAGATCGGCAGTGTCAGGCGCGCTTGGCCTGGGCTCCATGCTTTGCTCCCTCCTCCGATGTAGATCCAATCCCCGTTGAGATCCGAATCAGTGCCGGCGCCATCGGCGAATCCGCTCAGAGTGACCTTGCTTAAGACGGCGGGAAGCGTGAGCCCGGAGCGCGCCTCGGCGTTCGTGGCGCCCTTCGGGTACAGCTCGATGGTGATCGAGTACCTCTGGTCACGAGAATTGAAGCCGAGCAATTGGCCTTTGCCGTTGAGAAACTCGTCCACCTGCGCCGCGTCCTGCAAAGTGACGCCTTGGACGTCCACCTTCCGCGCCGTCCCGGTGTGCGTGATTGTTCCGTCGATCCCCCAGACGGTTGCTGTGCCTGTCGATGCCATAGTTCAGTTCAGGGTTGAGAGTTGAGAGTCGATGTGCATATCAGACCGCCGGATCTCCGGCCTCGCAGGAGATGACCTCCATCATGATAGTGCCTGAGGACGATCTGACCCTAAGCGCGTTTATGTCCACCGGCTTCATGCGGAATGGGCCGGAGGTTTCTCCAGGCCGGATTCGCACCTGTGTGCTAGCGTCGCCCGAGTAGAAATCGACGTCGATGTATGCGGTTGAATCCAGGTTCTTGAGCGCCACCATATACTCATCGGCCGTGCTGATGTCCCCCAGTTGAACATTCTCTGGGGTTGCCCCCACATCCTGCACAGTGTGGATGAGGTTGTTGGCCGTGGTGGCCATGCTGGTCGTCTTGTTGCCGGACAAGCTGACAGCGACGCCCCCTTTGGAAGCGGTAAACCCGCTGATGATATTGATTTCGTTTGCCATAGGTTGGTTATTCGATGGATGGATGCGCTATATCGTGCGCATGACGTCTGAGAAAAGCCGCGGCTGCGCCCCACGATTCGCCGGCACAATACATGTCCGCAACGCGGCATGCCGCCGCGTTGGCGTTCTGCTCGGAGTTCGCGCCGTTCACCTGTCGCGTGCGGGTTAGCCAGTGCCACGACTCGTGCGCGAATATCCAGACCGCGGCGGTCCCGAGATTCACAGCCACATACCGGCCCCACGTCTCGAATCGCACGCGGCTGCCGGCCACGTACATCGCGCCGAGCAGTTGACCGTCCGCCAGTTGGAGCTTTGCGGCATCCTCTGCCGCACCGAAGCCGCCCTCGGTCAGAATTGCGCGCGGCACGTGAACCGACCGCTCCTGCCACATCAGGGCGCCGCCGTCGCAGGCGGTGTTCAGGTATATCCCGATCGTGTGCGGCACACCAAACGTGCTCCTGGTCAGACCGTATCCGACAACATCCCGATACCGGCTGACGCCGAACGATACGGTCCGCGGGAGCTTCGCCCACTGCCTGGCGAACTCCTTCGACCACGAGATCCCCGCCGCGCACCTGGTTGCCACTGCTTTTGATGCGGTCCACTTCATGCGGTCACCTGATCGTATTGCCCTCCGCGATTGCTTCGACGATGCACTGCTGCATCGCCAGGCCGTCCTCCGTGCGCCGCGACGCGTGCGAGACCACCGAGAATGTGGTCGGGGGATTGCCGTCGGCATAGACCAGCGCGTTGTGAATCGCGATCATCGCCTGTTCGAGCCCCATGACCGTGTTGCGCGACGCTGCATTCGGGTCGGTGAGTGGATTCTGGATCAGGGTCACCGCGATCCGCTCGCGCATCACAAGAGCGGGCGATGCCGGCTGAATGTGCTGCCCGTCGGCCACCATGATCAGGATCGCAAAGGACAGCTCTGCGATCGCTTGATCGAGGGCCGTATCGAGATCGGCCAGCTCCTCGGTGATGATCGTGACGCCGGCGAAGTAGTCGACGGCGCTGAGCAGCGTCTTGAGCCTGGTCTGGAGCGTCAGAAGCATGCGTGGAACAGCTCGATGTACTGGCCCGATGCCGTGTCGAATCGCACCCCCTCAGACACCATGTCTCTCGGATGCGTTGTGCCGACCGGCACGATCTGGAATGTGATCGGCTGCGGGGGGTCAATTTCGCCGGGCTTGTCGTCCGTAAACACAGACACCTGGCCGTTGTGCACGGACCAGCCACGGATCGCGTAGCACACGATCGACTGCGGCTCAGCCGTGATCGCAAGCGCGCGCCGAACAGTATACGGAGATGGTGTTGTTTGGGTACTTTGCATATCGAAAGAGAGGTTGTCTGAGCTACAATCCCAGGAGATCCGATAGCAGACCGTACTGACTCACGGTCCCTGCATGGATCGTATACCTATACGTCGTGGTAGTGCCCGCGACCGCACTCCACTTGATCACGTTTGCCACGCTGGAGGCATACGTCTTAGCGACACGTGAGGATCGGCCCTGGCACACGTGGTAAATCCCGGCGCCCGCCTGTGATCCAACTGACTCAAACACCTCCGGAGATCCAGACCCATCGAGTAGACACAGAGCATAGACCTTATCGCCGTACAGGAAGGCACTACAGGATGACGTGTTATACCGTCCCAAGAATGAGTCGTCAATCGGGATGTCGTATGCCACGCCATCCTGCACCCATTTGCCGTATGTGTAGTCGAGCCCTTGGCACTGCCTCCATCGCTGATACGCAGGTTGCACTGCTGCATAGAATGTTCTGATGTCGGCCGGGTAATCCCACACGTGACTGAGTGTCACCAGGCATTGACCAGATTCCGCTCGCGCACCGAACTGCCATGAAATCGTCCGGACAGCAATGTTCGTCATCATCCCGTCGATCTCTTCCATCAACTGCGCACTCGTGCTGACTTTGAGATCGTATCCGGATACGATATCGCCACTTGACAACGACAGAGAAGTCCCGTCCAGAATGATGGACTCAGACGTGTTCGTCTGGGTGTGGTGTCCGGTATGTAGCGTGTGATAATCTCCGAGGAAATCAGTGTCGGTGCATGAGATATTGGTCAAAGACATGACACCCACGAACGCGGACATTTGCGAGAATGACCCGAGCGTACCGCAGTGCGTATAGATATCAGCAAATTCGGAGGTGTTGTACGTCCCAGAGCCAACGACCCCGCACCCGCGTTTCATGACCACGATCCTCGTGCCACTCGAGGATGAGTTCTTTGTCCCGAGATGGGTCAATCTGACCGTGTGTTCTCCATCAGCGAGATTCGTGGCTATTAGCACCCATTTCCATCCAGGACTGGCTATATATCCATCGAAATAGCGGTCGCCAACAGCAACGCCGATCGTCGCCGCATTATCAGCCGTGGCTGCCGGTAATCCATTTGCAAGTGTGGCGTCTCCATCGATCGTCACGGCGCAGTACCCAACATTTACGCCAAGGACGAACTGGACTGCGAGCGATGTGCCACTAAGCCCAGTCCATTGGACGTAACCTCCAGAGGAATCCGTCCTTCGGCCAGCCCAAGATCCGTAGATAGTGTGATCCGCCCAGGTTCCGGATTCAGTTCCTGTATTGGTGGAGACCATGTACCCAATTCCAATGCTTTGGAGCGTGATGCATTGTTGTGCCACCCCGACCCTAAACCCGTAGATTGCATATTCGTCCTCCGTTGAAGTGGGCACAATCACCTGGTAAGCAGGATGCGCGGTGCCAACGGCAGGAGACTCTACAAAGTCGTACTCCATCTTCCTCACGTACACTGGCTTGGACTTGACGCGCGGGATGCGCACTATAGTGCTTACGGCCTCGGCTGCGGTCGTGCTTGGTGTGACAGCGAGTGACGACAGATCGTCCCAGTCGATCTCCCAGCCAGCATCCTCATCCTGGAGCTTTGAATTCTTGTCGAATGTGAGCGTGGTCCCTTGGTGCCTTATCTGACGGTTGTTATGCTCGATTTTGTCGTCAGCAGCGCGAGAGCACAGGCTGATGAGGGTGGCCAATGCGAGGAAGTGTGTCAGTCTCATGTGTCTGTTTTCAACGTCCGCGGGCCAGTATCCATGATCCCTGCTGGCTGTCCCGTTCCTGAAGCACGGGACAGAGGCATTGGGATAGCTCATCCTGTGCGCCAATGCGGGACGGGCATCATCCGATCAACCACGTGTCATCCGAGTGTCGGGCGAGATTGTCGCTCCGTCCGCGTCCGCTGATCCGCACTCAGCCGCCCGACACTCGGATCCAATCCGACCAATGCACTGATATGAACCCCACAAAACACGATATGGCAGCGATCGTCCGCCACGGCTTGACCGCGGGCGGCGGCGCAGGTCTGGCTACAGCCGACTCGCCCGAGATGCAGCTCATCAGTGTGCTTGCCACCTTGGCCGGCATCATCTGGTCGATCATCGAGAAGCGCCGGAAGTATCCGTCCGACGGCGGTGGTGGCGTATTGCCGCTGGCGCTGTGTATTGGCGCCTTCTCTTTGCTCATCGGCCCTGGTTGCACCACGACCGGGACCTGGCCGACGCACGATCAGACCTGCGCCACCGCCCAGGTCGCTTACGCGGTCTATATGGCGATCATTGAGGCGGATGAGAAACCGAGCGCCACCCAGATCCAGGCCGCACAGGCCGCAGCCGCATTCCTCCTGGCCTACTGCGGGGCGCAACCGGACGACACCACAGTCGACCCCGGTGCGGCGACCGATCAACCCGCTCAGGCACGCTGTCGGCCAGGTCCCTGGCCGGTGGACGGAAACGGTGTGATCAGGCTTAAGTGGCCGATGTGACCACTATGTTCGGGCAACTGGCTGCACCCACCTCCGTCGAGTTCGCCGGCTGGATCGCATGCCTGGCCACGTTCGCGTGGCTGGCCGACAGAATCCTCCGGTTTTACAAGGACCATCTGCGCGAACAACCACCACCGGCTGAGACCTATATGCGCCGCGACAACTGCAAGGAGGCACACGCACTACTCGATGCCAAGCTGGGCGATGTGCGGAAAGAATTCCATGCGCTGGTCCAGGCCAATCACGTCGAGGTCGCGGACCTCAAGCAGTCGCTCGTGCGTATCCACGAGCGCCTTGATGACCTCGAGGCGCGCGTCGGCGCGCTCCCGGACCGCACCCTTGCCCTGATCCTGAACAGCAAGAGCCTGTTCAGCCGCGATCGCGATCGACCGTTATGATGAACACAGACCCACAGAGCCGCGAGCAGCTACGACTTTCCGTGCTGCGGTATTTGGACCGCGCCAGCGGACGCTTCCTCTACGAATCGCTGATCCGCGAGCTGATCAGTGCTGAATTCGGGGGGCAGATCAGCGGCGAGGCCGTCCACTCGGAAATGCTCTATCTGCGGGACAAGGGCCTGGTGCGAAACCCAACCCCGGACGAGCGCCCCATCAGCCCCGAGATCCGCAGTTGGACAATCACCGCCGCCGGACGCGATTTCTGGGCGGTGCAATCGTCATGAAAGTCGAGTCACTCATCGACCAACTGCGCCGCGAGCTGCGAGCCAACAGCAACTTCCGCCAGCTCGATCCGGACACGCAGGTCTGGCTGATCGAGCGCCTGGCGGCCGGCGATCATCCCAAGTTCGAGGAACTGGCTGCCCAGCTCGCCGCGCGGGCCGGTCAAAAGCCGTGGGCACTCTCTTCTCTGTGCCGGCTCGCCCAGAGCGTCAGCAAGCTGATCAAGCGGGACGAGACCGCAGCCAGGACCCGCCAGCAGGTGCTTGATACCCTGCTCCGCGGCAGTTCGCTTGGCGCGGACGTCGAGCGGCTCGCCAAGGTCGCATTGCCGGGCATCACCAACGCCCTTGCCGCGTCGCTCGGTGACCGTGCGCTCGCCATCTTCGCCTCCCGCGATCCGGACCGCGAGACGGTCAAATCCTTCGTGGCCGACTTCGCGACGATCAGCCCGGAGGCCCGTGCCTACCGCGATATGGAGCGCAAGGACATCGAGGTCCAGTTGTCCGTCCAGAAATTCCAGCGCGAGACGTGCGAGTTGTTCCTGCGCTGGGCATCTGACCAGCGAGCGGCAGAGATCGCATCGAGCACAGCCTCAAACGCCGACAAGATCGAGCGACTCGGCTCCCTGATGTTCGGTGAGGCATGGGCGGCTGATGCCCAGCATTGATCCCCATGCCACAGCGCGCCTCCAAGTCCCAAGCCCCGAGCGACAGCGAGCCGGCTGTCCCCCAGACTCGATGGTCGCGCCGGCCGTACCAGTCGGTTGTGATCTCGGAGCTGCCGCGCCGCCGCTTCTTCGTGATGCTCTGGCGCCGCCAGGGCGGCAAGTCCACCATCCTCGCCGAATCGGCCAATTTCGGCATGATGCGCCACCCCGGCCTGACGGTCACCTACGCCAGCGCGTCACTCCTCCTCGGGCGCGAGATCATTTACAAGGAGAGCCAGGTCATGGCCAAGGCCATCGCGATCCTCGCCGGCCAGGCCAAAGCCGCAGACCTCAAGCTCGAAACGGTTGACCGTGAGACGGGCAAACACCCGAAGCTCGATCCGGACGACTTCGCCGAACTCTTCGAGGCCCAACGGCTCGAGTTCCGTCTCTGGCACGATCGGACCACATTCTCGCGCACCCAGGTGATTGCCCCAAACCCAGCCACCGCGCGCGGTTGGACTGGCTGGGTATTCCTCGATGAGTTCGGGTTCATCCGGGATTTCCGCGACCTCTGGGAGGCCGTCGAACCCATCGTCTCGACCGATCCGGCTTTCCACCTGGTCATGGCCACCACGCCGCCGCGTGACGACGCTCATTATTCGTACGAACTCACCGCCCCGCCCATCGGCGCCACATTCCCGACGGACCCGAATGGCAACTGGTACACGTCCCAAGCCGGCGTCGATGTGCATAGGGTCGACATTCACGACGCCTATGCCGCCGGGGTGAAACTCTACGATCTGCGGACCGGAAAATCCCTCACGCCGGACGAGCACTTCGCGCAGGCTGATGATAAGGACGCCTGGCGCCGCAACTACAAGGTGGAGCATGTCCTGGGCGGGACTGCCGCCTGCGGCTTGATCCAGCTCGATACCGCTCAGCGCCGCGGCGCGGGTTCGTGCGCCTGCATCAACTGCGACTCGGACGCCGACTTCGACCGGACGATCGAGTTCCTGCTCTCCCACATCCACCCAACGAACACCGTCGGCCTGGGGTGGGACCTGGCCACCACGGAGAAGGAATCGTCCAACCCATCCGCCTTTGCGGTCGTCGAGTTGTTCGGCGTGGATCTCATCGTCCGGCTCGTGGTCACATGGAAGACGTCCGACCCGGCAATCGCCTTGGATCGTGCCCAACGGCTCGTCTGGGCCGTCACGCAATGCCGCGGCGAAGGCCCAGCAGTACGACCGCGCAAGCTCTGCATCGACGCCACCAACGAGCGCTATTTCGCAGAGCAGGCAAAACGCGAGCTGCGCGCCTCCGTGCCAATCGACCTGGTCGTGGGCAGTCAGCGCGTGGATCGCCCCGGCCACGAGCCCACCAACTGGAAGCAATACCTGGGCGCGCGCCTCGTCTCCGAGCTTGAGGACAACCATCTCACGCTCCCCCCCGAGCGCTATTTACGCGAGGACTTCCGGCTCGTCCGCAAGGAACGCGGCGACTTCATGTGCAGTCCGGACGCCCAGGGGCGTCACGGCGACACCTTCGACGCCGTCAAGCTCGGCATCGAGGCCGCGACCGGGCGCGGGGGGCCGACGCAATGCAGGACGCTGCCGCGCGCCGCGCTCAAGCTTCGGGCATTCAACCGCATGCAATCACCATGACAGAGCAAGCCTCACTACTCTCGACGCTCGCTCGCGCGGTCGAGCTGATCGCGCAGACGGCACGCTTGCAGTCCGAATGGATCACGTCGCACTCGGACTGTGCAACCAAACACGACGTCTTAACCGCAACTGAACAAATCATGAGCAAGATCAGCGAGTTCTACGAACGACAGAACGCATTCGCCGCGCGAATCACGACAGCGATCGACGGGGTCGCATCCGACGTCGCCTCATTGAAGGCCACCATCGCCGAGCTGCAGAACAGCCCCGGCGCCATCACCCCTGAGGATCAGGCCCTCCTCGATGACATCGAGGCCAGGACGGAGACCATCGCCGCACGGCTCGAGGGTCTGGACGCCGAGACGCCCAATCCCGAACCGCCTGTCGAACCGCCCGTCGAGGGATAACAGCACATTACTCAGAGGGCGCATGAGTACATCCTCATGCGCCATTCCAACCCTCCAAAGTATGAACAAAAAAGCATCACGCGCCGGGCAGACCAGAACCACGTCGGTTACGGTGGTAAAAGCATCATGGCTCCCATTCGAGGCTGCATGCACCATGCCGATCGACTGGGAGGTCGCTGCCGGCAAGGTGCGCCTGTACTGCGTGCCCAAAGATCGTCTGTGCACATTCCAGATCGTCAAGGTCGGCCAGCCATTGCCGACTGGAATGGGAGTCTGTAGCGGCGTCCGGGCATTCAAGGGGGCCAAGGTCGTATTGGCTTCCACATGCGTCGCAAACGCCTGACCGCACCGTTGACACTCCCCCGCGCCAAAAACTCGCCGTAGGTATCGGCAAAGTGGCGCGGCGGGCATCGTGGCGGTTTAGCGCCTGATGATAGGACAGCGAAAATTCGCGACGTTGCAGACCCTTCGCACCATTCCCAGGGGACGGGACACCCAGCGCAAGGCCAGACTAAGCTGCACTCGATAACGTGAGGATCACTCGGGCAATCAAATCAGCAGTCCTGGCCGGCCTGGCCGAACTCGTTAATGCGCGTCCGGCCAAGACGACGTCCGCGCTGTCGCAGGCCAGACTGCGAGAGGCCATCGAGCGGCAGTACAACCCGCTGAGGTCTCTCACCCCCGAGACTCTCATCGGCGCCATCGAGAATTACAGGCTCGGTTACATCAAGGATGCCGCCAAAATCTGGCGCGGACTCGAGGAGCAGGACGACAGCATCCGGCCCGTGTCAGCCAAGCGCAAGGCGAAGGCGGCCCGGCTCCAATGGGAGATCATCACGATCCAAGGCGCCCCGGAGGCTGAGTCGGCTCGGCATGCCGAGGCGCTGACCGACTTCTACAATCACCTGGTGGCGGTCGACGTCCTCAAGCGGAATCGCACCGGCGGGGTATCGCTGCTCGTCCGCCAGATGATGGACGCCATCAATATGGGCTGGTCGGTCCATGAACTTGTCTGGCGCCCGAACGGCAAGTCCCTCTCCGCGGAAGCCCGATTCGTCCCGCTTCATTTCTTCGAGCACCGCACGGGCACGCTGCGCTATCTCGAGACGGATTCCGCATACGACGGCGTCGACATGGCGCCGGGCGAGTGGCTCGTCACCGCGGCGGATCCTCTCATGATCGCCGGCAGCATCTGCGCGTTCTACCGCGGCCAACCGCTCAAAGACTGGATCGCATTCTGCGACAAGTTCGGCATCCCTGGGGTGATCGGGTCGGTCGACGGCCAGCCCGGATCCGATGCCTGGCTTGCGATGGAGACCGCTGTCGCGAGCATCGTCACCGACTGGGCGGCGGTGAAGTCGCATGGCGACACCATCGAGTTGCTCGAGACCAAAGGCGGCGCTGCCGCTCTGCCCCATCCGCCCCTGATGGCCTATCTCGACAAGAAGATCATCGTGCTGTGGCTCGGGGCCGACCTCGCAACCCAGTCCGCCGGCAATGAAGCCGTCGGTGCATCCTTGCAGGGGGACGAGACGGACACGCTGGTCGAGGATGACGCCGCGCTGATCTCGGAGACACTCAACGAGCAGGTCGATCGGTTCGTGCTCCAGTGGCATTTCGGCGATGGGGTGACTCCGCTCGCATACTTCCGCCTGCAGGCGCCCAAGAAACGCAACATCACGACCGAGCTGGCTGTCGACGACTGGCTGCTGCGGTCCGGAGCCCCGGTCACTGTCCGCTCGATCCTCGAGCGCTATGGCCGGCCCGTGCCGGAGGCCGGCGATGAACTCCTTACACCGCCAGCGCCCGCCGCGCCCGCGGGGCCGTGGGGATTCGGCAACGATGCCGATCCGCAGGCGACAGCTCTACGCGCCGAGGTTGCGGCTGCGCTGCAGCCGATCCGCGACGCCATCGCAGCCCGGCGCGGATACTGAGGATCACCATGGAGACCATCACATTCCTGAACGCACTGGATGCCGCAGACGGCGGCTGGGCGCACCTGGCCCCGATTGGCCACTATCCCGGTCCAGCCTTGCGCCGCCGAGCCGACGGCACACTCGAGCGCATCACCGCGGTGCAATGCATCGATGAGCAGTCCATGACGCAGATCGCGAATGCATTCGCCGCCCCAGTCGGCACTCAGAAGCGCTGGCGGGCATCGGTGCCCATCTACCGCGGCCACCCCGACTTCCCAGGCATGGAAGCCCGTTACCCGGACAAGACGCCACTCGGCGACGTCCTCGAACTCGATCGCAAGGAGAGCGGCCTCTGGATCCGGCCCTGCTTCGGCCCAGCCGCGGTCCGAGCGATCGAGTCTGGTGAAGTGCGCGCGCTCTCTGCCCGTTGGGAGGCCGAGCCGGCGGGCGAAAAGGACGGCCAACCCATGTTCCGCCCGATCAAGCTGCTCAGTGTCGGCCTGACCCCCACGCCCAATCTCCCCGTCGAGTTCATGAATGAATGGCTCGCTGGAACGACTGCCGACTCTACGGGGCCAACACCACCAACTATGAACCGCGAACAACTGATCGCACTGCTCCAGAAGCACAAGATCGAATTCGCCAACGACGCCACCGACGATCAGTTGGTGACGCTGTTGGATACACGGGTCGTGACGCTGGCCAATGAAATGGCGACCGCCACGACTGAAACCGACCGGCTCAAGGCCGAACTCAAGTCCCAGGACGTCGGCCTCGCTCGTCAGGCCGATGAACTCAAGACTGCCAAGGCCGACTTCGCCAACGAGCGCAAGGCCCGCATCGAGGCCGAACTCGATTTGGCCACCGCCCAGGGCCGCATCACCGCCGCCCAGCGCAACGACTGGGAAGGGAAACTCACCGCCGACTTCGCCAACGAGCAGCCGGCCATGCGCAAGCTGGCGCCCACCGTCAAGACGCAGTCTGTGACGGGAGACATCGCCGCCCGCGACAAAGCCCAGGTCGCCAACAGCGCCGAGGAACTGACCGGCACGGCCCGCATCGCAGCCTCGATCGAGAAACAGCTCAACCCCGCCTGATCGCAGATCCATCAACCACCACCAACTCTCAACCCAATAAGATATGGCCGATAAACTCATCACCCTCCTCGACATGACCAAGCGGGCTGGCACCGACCAGGCCGTCGGGCTCATCGAGGAAGTCAACACCGTTGCGCCCGAGCTGACGCAGCTCGGCGGCACTCCGCTCAACGGCATCACCTACAAACTGCGCAAGCGCACCGTGCTCCCCCGCGGCGGATCCACCGTGTTCCGCAACGCGAACGAGGGATCCGACCTCTCGGCATCCACCTACGAGCAGGCAGTCGGCTCGTGCTACTTCCTCGATATCCCCATGGCCATTGACGAGTCGGTCGCCGAGGCCGGTGTGTCCGAGGGATCGAGCCTGGCCCAGATTCTCGCCGAGGAGGCGGCTGGCGCTTTCGCCCAGGCTCTGAACGGGGCCGGAGATCAGTTCTATCGCGGCACAACCGCCGACGCCAAGGGCTTCGCCGGCATGTACGCGCAGTACGACGCCACAAACTGCCTGGTGACGGCCGGAGGTGGTACGGGCACCTACACCAGCGCCTGGCTCATCTGGAACAGTGTCCAGGGTGTCCGCTGGCGGTGGGGCAACGGCTCCGGTATCCGCACCGGCGAATGGCAACGGCTCCCGCGCCAGGACAGCTCGAGCAAGACCTTCTACGCCTACCACAACAACGTGCGCGGCTGGGTCGGCCTGCAGGTCGGTCACTCCCGGTCGATTGTCAGGATCAAGCTCATTGACACCAACGGCACCAAGCCGCTCACCGACGCCCTGGTCGCCGAGGCGCTCTCGAAGATGCCCATCTTCATCCGGCAGGACCGCGCTAATCTGCGCCTCCTGTGCAACAGTGTCGCCGCTCTCGGGCTTCAGAAGTCCCGCAGCGCGACAACGAACAGTTCCTCGACTCCGCTGCAGTTCGCCCCGCAGCCGACTGAGTCCAACGGTGTCCCGATCATCCTGACCGACTCGATCCTCAACACCGAAACCGCGTAAGCATCGAGTGGCGAACGGCGATCGGCGCCGTTCGCCACCATCAACCATCAACTCTCCACCATCATTCAATCATGGCTAAAGACGCAAAACTCATTGTCAGCCGCGCGTTCCCGAACGGCGGCGGCGGCACCGTGTACTCCAGTTCAGTGGATGTCGGCGCGCGAACCAGTCCCAAGGGCGTGTTCCCCGGCTCAGCGGAAGCTGAGATCGCATGGGACGCCGTCGCCATCGCGAACACGTACACTCAGACGTTCCAGATCCAGGACAGCGCGGACGACAGCTCGTTCGCGAACCTGAACATGTCGCATGTCCTCACCGGGACCAGCAGCACACCCAGCGTGGCCGCCGGCAGCATCCGGTTCCGGCTCCCGGCGACTGTGCGTCGCTACGTGCGGTTGTCTGTCACTGCCCACGCCAGCGCAGGGACGTGCAACGCTTCCAACCTCTACCTCTCGATCGTCCCCAACGAGTCCTGACCCGCCCCCACCAAGCCCCGGCAGGGTCTTAACCTTTCCCCCCTGCCGGGGCTCTTCCAACACGCGATCTTAACCCCCGCACCCCCCAATTCGCATGCCACGCGACGTCAACTTCATCAGTACCAAGGCCGGCCCCACAAACGGCAGCAACGTCGACACCACAGCGTTTGACACCGGGTTGCGGCCAGGTCAATCGGACGTCGTGCCGTACGACGTGGACCTCGATGTCGCCTGGGGCCAGATGGCTGAGTCGGCAGGCAACAAGACGCTGACGTTCACGCTCCAGGACAGCGCCGATAACATCACGTTCACCAGTCTCGGCATCACTTACCAGATCTCATCCGGCGCTGTCACCAAGGTGTTTGCTTCCGGCAGCAAGCGCTTCCGCATCCCCGCAACCGCGCGCCAATACGTGTCCGTGAACATCGCGCTCGAATCCGGAGCCGATGACCTCGACTCGGAACTGTTTACCACAGCGCTGATCTTCAAGGAGACCTGAGCATGTGCACCGTCACCGGCACAATCCATACCCCTGACGGTGTACTCTACGACGGCCTGGTCAGCTTCACGCCATCCCCCCAGGCCGCCAGGCTCGTTGTGGCCACGATCGTCACCGGCGCTGAAGTCGAGGTCGAAATCGTGTCCGGCGCCCTCTCGGTCGACCTCGAGCCTGGCCTCTACATGGTCCGGTTCCCGGACACGCGCAAGTTCTCGATCGACGTCCCCGATGACGCCGCGACCGCCGATATCGCCGACTGCATCGTCTCCGGCGTATCGAGCTACTCGCCCATGCGCCTGATCCGCATCGTGGCCGCTGACCCCACCGCCGGCACCCGCGTCGGCGGCGAACTCCTGCACATCAATTCCTCTTCGTCCGCCGCCTGGTATTGGGACGGTTCAGCCTGGCAAACCCTGGTCGAAGCCCCATCCTAACTCTCCACTCTCTATTGCCCCATGGCCGCCTGGATCACGATCGCCGCAACCGACCTCAACGATTACTCGGTCGGGGCCAAGATCACCGCGCTGCGCACCAACGCTCTCGCCGCCGGCCAGACCGATCCGTTCACCCGCGTGATGCCGGATGTCGCGGCCACGGTCCGCACATACCTCGCCGCGGGCGGAAAGAACGAACTCGATGCCACCGACAACAGTGTCCCGCCCGAGGCAAAGACTCATTTCTGCTGGCTCGTGATCGAGGCCATGCAGGCCCGGCTCATGGGCCTGACCCTCAAGGACGAGGAACGCCGGATGATCGACCGCGCCTGGCAGTTCTTCCGCGACGTAGCCGACGGCAAGATCAAGATCTCAGCACCCGACAACCCGATCGAAGCCGAAGTCCAGGCCGCAGCCAGCATCAGCGTCGTCTCGACGAACACCCGCAAGTTCACGCGCACGAGCATGGACGGACTCTGATGGCCCTCGATCCCCACATCGCTGCCGATGTCTACCGCGACGCTCTACGCGATCTCGCCGGCGATGTGGCCCAGTTCCTCAACGACACCGCAGATCCCACCGACGATGCCGTCGCCCGCAAGGCCGCCGCGCTCGCCGATGCCTACCGCGGCGCCATGACGCCATTCCGCCAGGCCATCCTCGATTCAACATCCCCGGAAGACGCCATCGCACGCGTCTCGGCCCTCTATCGCGATTGGTCGCCTACCAGGGTGATCGTGGCCGTCAATGAGGCCCTCGAACTCGCCGCAGCCGCCGGAGCGGTGAGAGCCAAACCGGCGTAGCCTATGCCGGATCCGAAGCTAGGCGCGGGGTTCTTCACACCGCATGACGAGGCCGCCGCAATCGTCGCCGGCAAGCCCGTCCTCACCCGCCAGGTATTCGACAAGCTCGTCCCCGAGCTGCGCGCCCGCGCGATGGTCGTCACCGGCGTCGAGGGCGCGAATACAGTCCAGCGCATCAAGGACGAGATCGCCGATTACACCCGCGGCCAGACCGATGGCGGCCAGGCCCGCACCTGGGACGACGCCAAGGCCGCCATCGCACAGACGCTCGAAGACGAAGCCTTCTCGCCCCAGGCCGCAGAGCGCCGCGCTACACTCCTGATCCGCACGCACGGATTTCAGGCGTACCAGGCAGCGAATTACCGGGTCGCGATGGAGGACGATGACACCACACACCTCCAGTATCTCGCGACGGAGGACAGCCGGGTCCGTGATTCGCACCTGGCGTTGAACGGCCTGATCATGCCCAAGGGCGATCCGTTCTGGGACAAGCATTATCCCCCCTGGGAATGGGGATGCCGCTGCCGCGTGCGCCCCATCAATCCCGACATGCTCGATCGGCAGCGCGCCAAAGACGCGACCCGCCCCCCCGAGGATCGCTTGGTCATCGAAGGCCCAGCACTCGATCGACTGCGGGCCGGCCAGATCGTCCGCGGCGAACTCAAAGACCGCGACGGACGCACCGTCGGCATGGGCGCCCACGACGTCACGCCGCCATCCCAGCAGCTCGGCGCCGACAAAGCGTTCCAGTGGCATCCGAGGGATCTGAGGATGCCGCTCCAGCAGATCCTCGACCGCTACGATCCTGATGTCCGTGACGACTTCCTGGCCAATGCCAAAGCCGCCGCCATCACGCCCACTGCCACCATCCTGGATTGGCTCGAAGGCCGAGCGCTCCCCACGCGGCCAGATTCATTGGCTGGCATCGAGGGGACGGCGAAGTCGATTGGCCTGTCAGCCATTGAAGCGTGGCCTCGATCCAAACACGTGCCCAGCATCTCGCCCGAGCAGGCCATTCGAGAGCTGAGATCTGGTGCGCGCATACAGACCACTGCGGGATCCGAGGTCAGGTTCGGCCAACCGCTCGCCGGTCATCTCGAACGGAGCGGCAACACCCCACGCGCGCGTTTCGCTGTCCAGGCCAGAGCAATCACTGCCGCGCCGGAGGAAATCTGGGAGCACGGTGGCCGACGATACTATTTAGGCCGCACCGAGGCGGGAGGCATGGTTGTGATCGCGGCTCGCAAAGGGGAGAACACGGACGAAGTCATCACATTCTATCCCAAAGACCTGGATGAACTATGGAAATTCAGGAAGGGAAGATTGGTCTACCAGAAGTAAACGGCGCCGGAGGTGGCCCACCCGGAACCGCTGCTGCGCTCGCCGGCGGCCACGCCTCCCGCAGCATCGGGTCGAAGATCATGCACCCTCACATCTGAGTCAAGCAGAATGACAAACTTGCTCAAAACCCGCAACGCTGCCTGGTGGCTGAGTTCCGAAATCGAATCAGCCTGGGACGCGCAGCGCCCGATCCCAGAATCCTACATCGGTTCGATCTGGCCCAGCGCGATGGATCTCTTCCTCTGCGTCGAGTTGGCCCTACGGCGCTGGGGGCTGGATCCATTCGATGCTCCTGAAGCCGTGTCGAATCTCGTACACTTGGGAGTCCATCCTGCGGTCGGGCGCCATGAACCGGACCGTCAGCCGCTGCTTCACGCCGCGCTTGGCTGGGTCGAACGGATATTCAAACCACATCGCGCCGCTGGCGTCTGCAACATCTGGCTCGATGGTAAACTCGATTGGTTCTCCTTCGAGTTCAGCCGACAGGGACAGGAATTCCGATCCGAGGTTGTCCACCACCAGGACCACGTAATCCCCAGCTTTAAGCTCTCCTACCTCATCACGACCGACTTGCAGCAGATAGGGTTCACTCATGGATATGAAGTGCGACAGATTCGGAAGCCGGATGGACCGACGGAGCGTCGACGTTGGAATGAAGTAAGGAGCCGCTTTCTGCCTGTCCCGCCAGCGCAATTCCCGTTCCGCCCGCGTTCTGCGCCGGTGCTCGATCAGCCAGAACACCGTGGTGATCACAAGCGCGATGAGCGGGGCGTGCTTGAGCAGCCAGTCCACTGGGGTCATGCCGCGGAGTCTCTCGCCCCAGCTTCCGGTGTCAACCCATGATCCCCATCACCATCAACTCGCAATCGCTGCGCGCTGCCCTGGACAGGCTCGAGGCCCTGGCCCGTGACACCACGCCTGTCCTCCGCGCGATGGGCACCACGCTCAAGAGCATCACCGAAGGCAACTTCAACTCCGTCGGCGCCGAGTTCCGACCGATCCCGTGGGCGCCAAAACGCTCCGGTGAAGCCAGCAATCTCCAGAAGTCCACCACGCTGGCCAAGAGCTTCCAGCTCGCCGTCACCCCCAACACCGCCACCGTCTCCGCCACACCCGTGTATGCCGGCATCCACCAGTTCGGTTTCGACGGCATCCAAAGCGTCAAATCCCACACCCGCAAGGTCACACAGGCATTCGGACGCAAGCTCGATCCCCCGGTGAACGCCACCGTGCGCGAGCACACCCGCAAGATGATCATGCCTGCCCGCCCGTTCTTCCCCATCACACCCGCCGGCGAACTCACCCAGGACGCCCTGACGCTCATCGTCCGCGCCGCCGAGCGCGCCGCCCAACGCGCCATCAATGGCCGCCCGGATGGTCAGATCGCCTGACCGATAACGGTGCGGGCGCAATGCGGCCGCAGTGCGGGCCGCATCCGGTCGCCCTACTCCTCCGCCAACACCGCAGCGCTCTCGATCGCCTCAATGCACCAGGCGCTGAGCGTCATCCCCCGCCCGGCCGCAATGCCGGCGTAACGCGTCTTCTCAGCCCGCCGCACCCGCACCTGCAGCCACGTGTCGGCAGCCACACCGCGGGGTAAACGCGGGCGCCCCACCCCACGCTTCGGCGACACACTCGGATTCTTCATACCCCCAAAATCGACCAGTTGACAATTTACGTCAATACAATAATTAGCGCCACAAGAGCAGAGCAAAACATCTCAGTTTCGGCCTGAATACGCACGTTTTGGGGTAA